TCCTCGAAGCTCATTTAAGTTTAGCTCCAATCGTCACCACGCTCGGCAACTCCAGAAACCGGGAGTTAGTTTGCTCTTTTTTTCGTCACAATTATGACGTGCTCTGAAGTTAGCTCTTCGTTCTGGAATGTGTTTTTTGATAGTCATATTAGGATCACCAAAACGCACTAAACGCACAGTATCTCCTTCCTTTGCGGCCACGGCGAATTTTTTACCTCCATCAGAATCTCGACGAGGTTGATTATATCCTTTGAAGATTTCGCCAGCAAGACGAATCGTCATGCGCCGTATTTCGACTACAGTTTAGTCTACCGTAACGATTATGAAATTAAGATTAAAAGCATAATCATGGTTTGACTTACAGCTAATCCCTGCTAACGTCGTTACGTCCACGACATTTACTTTCTGAACTCCAATGGAGACTGCACGGCTCCTGACTATCGCTCAGACCGCAGAGCTGCTCAACTGCTCTGCTGGTTTTGTACGTAAACGTATCTCTCTCACCGAATCTAATCAGCCCGGTGGTTGGCCTAAGGGCATCTTCGTTAATCTTCAGCCAAACGGCGCGAAGTCTCTGTACCGTATTCATCAAGATTCTCTTCAAGAATATTTGAAAAGCGGAGCAGAAGTTGATAACGAAGAGGTTAATATAGAGGAAAGCGCCGCCTGCGCTCTTTGAGCTTAAACCTAATGACCTCCTCGATCACGGATATACTTCAGGCTGCCGTCGAGGCACCTAAGAAAGAAATGATCACCCAGGAGGTCATTATACAAAAAGATAACTGTGTAGACAATTTGATCTACAACATGGTTGCTTTAGCTTCTTACCTATACCAGCTAAACACGCAAGCGCATCTACTTCATCTAAATATTGAATGTCCCCAGTTTCTAGCGTTGCACAAGTTTTTAAAAAAACAATACGAACAACACACCACGGACTTTGATACAGTCTCTGAACTGGTCAGAAGCATGGATTACTTAATGCCTATGTGCCAGAACGGACTACTAAACGCCTATAAAAAGTTTCCTAACACCAAAACGTACGAAGCAAACGACAGCCTAGTAACTTATTTAAAAAATCTAGAGCAAGGCGGAATGTTAGGTAAATCCGTCGTTGAAATGGCTAAAGAAGTTGAAGCTCCAGATGTAGAAAACTTTGTAGCTGAAATTGTTAACAACATGTTCAAGAGCGCGTGGATGCTCAAAGCAACTTTAAGAAACAGTTAAACTAGAGCCCACCCGCCAGCAAAGGCTACGTACAAACCACTGGGGGTTCCAGTGTTGTCAATTTTGTATCGAAGGGAACCAGAGGGCCCAGTTCCAGTCAAAGAGCCTGTATAAATATCGGAACAGGAAACACCAGTTGCCGTAACAACTCCAGAAGCAAGGATTGCACCTAAAGCACCTGAGGCAACCACCGAGCCGAGGGACCCGGAGGCTAATAACGCACCGCGAGAACCAGAAGCAAGAATTGCACCTAAGGCACCTGAGGCAAGAATTGAACCAAACGAACCTGACGCTACAAGAGCCGAATTTGCAAAAATAGCACCGGAAGCAATGGTGACGTTTGCACTTCCAGCTACATCAGCAAAAGCTGCACCAACTTTTTGCCAAGCTGTACCGTTCCATACTTTTAAATAATATGTAGTTGTGTTGGAGTCTGTCCACAACTCTCCTAAAGAGTTACCTGCCAAACCCACGGGTACAGCGTTAGGAGCTACGGTGCCATAAGCGGTGGGACCGATTTTTCGTATGCTGCCAGCAGAATCTTCGAAATAAACTCCAGGGTCTGCCGCACCAAAACTCATAACAAGCTCACCATTAACAATGATGTTGCCACTCGGTCTATCGGATGCGTTACCGGTTCTTTTAAGTAAAGAAGTAACTGGTGTTGAAGTCATGTTAGTAGGTTCCTCCGTTTATAAATGTAGGGGGATAGCTCGGAGGCACAAGTTCACCATTAGTATACTGACCTCCGTCTAAAATATTAGAAGAGCTTGTGATAACAACACCATCAGAGTAAGTTCCACCATCATAAATTTCTTGAGGCAAAGCAGCAGGATTTAAAGGATTGAAATCATTTATTGTAAACAGTTGAAAGTTTGTATCTTGAAGTTCTGTTAAGTCGTCTAGCTGTCCAAAATTTAGTGTTTTTGCAATCATATTATACTTATCAGCATAAAGTAGATGCTTAGGTAACCCTCCAAGAGAAGGACTGTAACGAGACCACCAGACAAGATCTTCCTCTCGTCTTAGAAAACTATTTTGTTTTGCTAAATCAACTTCAAATTTTTCACGATAATATTCATCTAAAGGCTCATCATTTGGCTGAGGTAACCTTGAAGTTGTGACATTAAACAATCTAAACTTACGTTGCATGTCCCAAAAAGCAGCATAAATATGTTTACACCATTTAGGTTGAAAATAAAATAAAGAGGGATCTGAATAGACGGCTGTGTCTTCGTAAGAAGGTATAGTGTAGATTTTGTTTAGATAAATAAAACCAAAGGTTCTAGCGTACCCAGGATAGTCATTAGATGGACTTACTCGACCAGAAGCATTAGGACCGCCATCGAAAAAACCAGGATCGACGTTTAATATACTTGTATAGGGATACCGTTGTTTAACTGAGAGATTATAAAAATTAAAACCTTCTCTGTTTAAAAAATCTTGACAAGAGCACTGAACTCTTATTTCTGTTGTAAGAAATTCACCAACTAATGGAGGACCTGTAGCGGGTACAACAATCGTCGTGGAATTAACCACAGACCAACTTTTATCAGCTGCAAACGATAAAAATAATGTATTGAAGTCTGGGTTTATTGATGGTTCTAAAATAACACCGTTGAAACCTACAGCTGTAACTGTGTAGTTACTGTATCCAAATTGTTTTTCCGTACCGTCAGAATTAAACCTGTTCGACAACACCTCTCCGGTAAAATACGAAATAGGAGAACCAAATCGTTGACTTAGGACTACGGCGTAAGTCGTTTCATCATATTGAGTTACAGATTGAATTGAAATACCAAAGTCCAAGAAGTTAAAAGTATCTCGTGGACGAATACCGACCATGTGCATACGCATATCGCTTCTGAGTGTCGGATATACAAAGAACAAGCCAGGTATATACCCACCTACACCGGCAGTGCCTGAGACGTAATATTTAAAAGACGAATAAATTAAACCACTGTACGCTCCTTGTGCATACATGCTAAGTTCATAACCACGGCGCCAACGTGACCATAAAGAAGCATAGTTGTACTCACTTACGACACTAAAATCTTTCGTGTTAATTGCTGGTCTAAATCTACGCTTAAAAGGTAACGGACGTAAGAGCTGAGATTTTTTATCAGATCCAATAATATTTGAAATAGGTTTAAAAGAACCAAGTGGTCTCGGACCATTAGGCAAAAAATCATCAGAGCCCTTTTTACGAGCCACGGATCAATAAAAACCGCCTTGCGCAAAAATCGAGAGACCTGACGCACTTAAGCCACCGGAGACAGCGGCGGGTCCGTTACCTAAGTAACCTACACACAAAATATATCCTTTCTCTAAATACAAAGCTTCAGACTTACCAATTTCAATCGGGCGAACTAAGTTAGTGTCCCCAGTTTGAGGCGTGGGAGCAACGGTTGCTGGGAGTTCTACACGTTGAATCAAACCTTCTGTGTCACCGGATAAACCAACTTCGAACTTACTTATCAAAAGAGAAGCTGAGGTAGAAGGAGCAGCTTGGTTAGGTGCATAGATATAAACACCAAAAGCTGCAGAACGGACACCACCATTATTCGGATATCCTTCGTTAGCTACGACAAAGATATCCTCTACAAGAGCTCCGTCCTCTGAAGGAAGATCTCCAACGCGAACCAATTGAATTAAGTCACCAAAATCAGGACTACTTGTATTAGTTACAACAGTAGTTCCGTTATTAACTTTAGCGCCTCTAAGAAAAGGCCTATCAACCATTAAAGGTTGTTTGTTGGTGCTTGTAGAGCTCATGATTTAGATCCTAGGAAACAAGGGAAGAGTAGTAATCAGCCGGAAGTGCAGCGGTTTGAGACAGGTCTTCTGACTCAACTAAAGCCACACTGGTGCGAGCTGGATCTATTGTAGAGGTAACCCCACCAGTAAACAGCCGTTGCAAAGCAGTGGGTGATGCAATTGCCTCACGAAGAATAGCAGTGTTAAAGGGAGAAAAATCTGACTCCGCCACGGCCTGTGCTACGTCTCTTGCTCCTGGTCGTTCTCGCATAGGTTGATTTTGACGGCGATTTCTACGTTCAGCTAATTCACGACCTAATCGATCCCCTGCATAACGAGTGCCTCGTGGTTCAAAAGCAGGATTAGCAGGAAAACCCCTAATAGCCCTGTAAGCATTTGCTACACCTGGAGCTATATCACCAACTTGTTTTACAAGATTAAATAAACCAGATTCATCACGTCTAGCAACTCCAAATTCCGAGCCAGGAACCGGAAGCTCTACGTCTCGGAAAACGTCAGGTGTATAGCCAAGAGGAGGATTGACAAAACGTTTGCCGGTATAGTCATTTATATTGCCCTGCGAAGGTCTGTTATAAGCAGTATCAAAACCATAACTAGGGGAGAAAGAGTAGCTCATTAGATAACCTCCGAGAACAACATTTTAACTCGTTATCAGTAATACATCATCTGATCACGCTGAGGAACACTTAAGCGCTGCAAGAACTCTTCAGCAGGAGTAAGTACAGGTTGTTCCATAGGTGTGGTGGCACTACGTAAGTCGAAACTTCCTTGAGTTGGAGCTACTGCACTTTGAGCCGTGGCGTTTGCGTTTCCAATGGCGTTAGCCTGATTGTTTGTCCCCATTGGAGTTGTAAAGGTCGTAGTCGTTACGGACTGTTGAGTTTGTTGGTTAGCTTCAGGGTTAACCATGCTGCGACGATGCATTTCGTAAGCTAGAGCAGGGTAGCTTTGAGCCCACGTCCGCAAGGCAGTTGACTCAGCAGGACTAGAACCTGTTCCTTCTGCATACTTCATCAACGATTGCCTTACAGGAGCTTGATTTGCATAGGCAGCTCTCGCAGCGTAATAATCCTCTGCACTTTTATACCTCTCAGGGCTACGGGGTTCCATAGCTCTATCTACAGCGGCGGCGCGAGGTGAATACTGAGCTAACTGCTCACGCATCTCACTTGCGCGATCTCCACCTCGAGTAATTACAGGTGCTGGGGCAGTTGGATCTGACCGACGAGGCATAGGTTGACTTTGTTCAGGAGAACCTACGGAACCTAAGGGAGTGCCGTCATCATCAGCAAATATCACAGGGGGTTGTTCTGGTTGATTAATTCCGTTAGGAGTAACCAAGGGTTCTCCAGGAACAGTCCTTGTCCCACCTTGTGGATCAAGAGGAGCAGAGCCTTCATCTCCGCGCATCATGTTTCCTATGGTACTACTTAACCCAAAGCCAGCTAGACCAGCGCCTCCAAGAGCGCCGACACTTCTAATAGGATTATTACGTAATACGTCTATAAGTATGTTTAAATCACCAATTTGAATGCCCCCGGTGGCATTACGTGTAGCTTTTGTAACAGGATCAACGACTTTACCAACCGGGAATGGACCCATTAGACTGTTAGGGCTGTAGCTAGCCGGCGGTATAGCAGCTAAAGGTGATATATCTTCAACGACATTATCAGCCGGGAATGGACCCATTTGACTTTTAGGGTAAGACTTAACGATATCGAGCTGAGGCCTTGACGGTCTAGCAGCTAAAGATGATATATCTTCAACAACATTACCAGCCGTGTCTAAGACAACTCGACTTGTAGGGTAAGGATTGATACGTGGATCTATTTCAATGCGACCGGTAAACGGATCAGGTTCACTAAAAAAAGATCGCCCGCGAACTTCACCACCAGGTGCTCGGGGAGTAAGAGGAATACCCTGTTCAATGGCCTCCATGACATTAAGTCTATTTGGAGGAGGAACAGGACCTAGAAAAGCACCAATATTAGCTTCAACGCCCTCACCGTATGTAGTGTTACCAAGCTTTCTTCCTCCAACAGCTTGAGTACCTGGAGGGTACCTTAAAGACATTCCAGGACCTTTTATCTCACCCGGACCTGGTCTAAGAAATGTGCCTTGTAAATATTCGGGAACAGAAGCAGGAATATCTCTAGCTGGAGGAGCCTGTCCACGCAGCCTATCAAAAAGAGCTGCCGCATCCTCGGGAGGAACTGAAATTTCCCCTCGCCTTAACCTATCTGCAAGTTCTCGATCTGCTGATGTTACACCTTGACGTGGACCTAAAATATTTGGTAAAGCCTCTCGAGCTCTAACTGTAGGCGCGATTTGTCGTATTTGATCCGCGCGTTGAATATCTGCAGGAGTTACTGTCGGTGACCGACGTGGCACATCCGGCAAAAGACGGCGAGGGTTTGGAGTCGGAGTAGCCAAAGGTAGAGGACCACCCATTATTACGTTTTCTGCATTTCTACCTAGGTTCTGAGCACCACCACTTAGTTGTTTCAGCAACCGCTGAGCACCAGCAGTACCCTGTTTTCTTATTTCATTATAAATAAAATTACCGAGGCCCATGTGCTGAAACCGATCACTAATAAAGTAAGTCTACCGCCAATTTGCGTAAAAATAGAGTCTGTCTGCTCGTGAAATATCAGGTGGTCCAGGTATTGCTTGAATAAATTCTCCACCTGATCGTTCAAAGCGATATCTCGCGGCCACGGGGTCTCGATAGTTAGGTACATAAAGCTGTTGCGCTAACCTATCGCACTCATACAAATAGTTTTCCCTCCATATGCGAGCTGTTTCACGTTTATCCTGAATATTAATGGAACGTGAAACGTCACCAAGAATTGTTTCTTGACGACTCGTAGCTCTACCGGTAGCAAGCTCAGTAAGACGCTCAGCTTCCTCACAGCGCTCAATTTGCTGAATTATCTTGTCGTAATAAAACTCACTAGGGATACTATTACAAGCTTCGAGCAAACGAGCATAGTCACCCGCCGGAACAGTTGCGATGTTAAAGGCTAAGTGATAAGCAACACGGCTAAAGTTAAAATCGTCAAGGGCATAACCAAAAACCTGAGCAGGATTTCTAGTTAATTGATTAACTGTCGCATAAATTACTTCGCGCTTAGTGGCGTCAGTCGTTGTTGGCTGAAATACAACCCCTTGCTGAGCTAAATACGATTGAATTTGCTCAAGTTCAAAAGTAGTTAGTTGGGCCACGGAGACGAAAACTTATGTTCTTCTATTCTACGTATACACTCCCGGTAGCAAACACTTCATCCCAATCAACTCGTTTAATTGAGTTAAGTTGATCTAGTTTTATGAACTTTTCACCAGGTAAAGATTGACGTAACTCAACAATTTCTTTAGCTGTTTTTAGCCCCACGCCTGGTAAGCACTGCGTAAGACCTTCGGGTGTCAGAGTATTTAAATTTATCCGAGTGTCCGCAGGTGGTAGAGGTTTAATTATCGGAGTTTTTTCAATCTCTGACTTCACATTTCGCCTGCTGCGCCTGGTACCTACATGGTTAGCACTTGGAGTTGGTTCATTTTCATCAAGAAGTTCTCCAACTTGGTCTTTATGAGCAAAAAAGACTTTACCTGTGGTATTTGAACGCACCATAAAGTAATCACCTTCGTCATACGTCGAAAGTATCTCAATTTTTACGCCACTAGGTCTATAAACACTGGCTGTCATGGGCTGAGTCAACATGTGTACAGTAGTTTAGGCTAAACAACCGCAAAAACAAAGCTTATTGATCACAAGTTTTTAGTTTTGGCGCAGATTTTTCAATAAATTCAGCTCGTTTCTCCCAAGTATCGCCTCCAACACGTCCTTTAGCTGGATTTATGCACTCAGAGGAGTCAGTTTGGTTACAAACCAAGCCCGCAAGGTCTAGTTCACTACCTTTTGCCCCCGTACGCCAATAATGAACATTATTTAACCAAGTAGCGCCGCATTTTTGGCACTCTTTTCGTTTAATTCCAAACTCTGAAAGCTTCCGGTCAGTCATAAAGACCACGCAAGAAACATATGCTTGATACTTTGCCAGTTAACGATTTAAAAAACGCTAAAAATTTTATTAATAATTTGATTCCAAAACAAAAACCCCTCCCGAAGGAGGGGTAGATGTAAGAACCCGTTACTGATTAGATCAGGAAGGTGAAGTCGAAGTAAATATACTTGACTCGATAACACCACCGGGCTGCAGAGCAAGATCTGAACGCTCGGGGGGTTGGTCAGGAAGAATCCAGCAAACTTCGCAGATTGCCAGAGCCTTGTTTGCACCTGAAAGTCTTCCAGTACCAGCGCGAGGATCGTAAATACCCGAACCTTGAGCAAGACCAGAAGCAGCAGCACCACCAAGATTAGTAGTGGTGAAGAGTTTCCAGGTAGTAGCGTTAGCCAGAGCGGACAAGCTGCTGCTGTTGAAGATGTTAGTAGAAGCAATGCTTCCGTTAACAATCCGGCTAGAGGCGCCCGTAATGGAACAACCAAATTGACCGGAAACAACAGTGCCGTTGTCACGCAGACCTTGAGCTACAGCAGGAATCAGAGAAACCTGTGGGGTAGCACTTCCACCGGCAACGCCGGAGCTAACAACATCACCACCGTCAATGCGCAAGGAGGCACGATAAACGTAGCCAGACGCAGGAACGATGATGCCATTCGTGATATCAGCCCGAATATCCTTATGGAAATCAGGAGAAGGAATGATAACGTTAGCGTTTAGGAAGGGTTGCTGAGCAGCGTTTTGACCCGAACCATAAGGTAGGGTGTAGTACTCAAGTTGATTGTTTGTACCAAGAGCTTGGTAGCTCAGGTCAACATAACCAACTGCTTGCTGAGCAATCCAACCAGGACGGAATACAACACCAACAGGACCACCCACGGGTTGGTTGGTTAAGTTGGTGGAAACACCGTTAGCGTTGTTGTACTGAACGGTTTTTTCTTCGTGCCAGTAACGAAGAACGTTTGTGTAGTTACCAGGATAAATCTTGGCAACTGAGAGCTGGTTAGTAGCGATCGCCATTTTTAGTTACCTCCTCAAGCGTCGAAAGAGTAGGCAACGGTGACGAAGTCAGCGTTCAGAAGTTCGAAACCTGCGTACAGGCTCCAAATCATCATGATGAAACGGCTGAAGTCATCGTTGTTGTTGAGTAGCACTTGGGCGTTGTTACCGCCAATGCCAACTCCAGTGGACTGCGGACCAAAGAAGATACCGATCGCAGAGTTGTAGCTCTGTGAACTGGATGCAATGGTCGCAGCCTGTGTTTGTGTAGGCATGTTGGTGCTTTCGAAGAAGCGCACACCTTCAAACACAAAGCCCGTGGGCATAATCGGTTCGCCAGCCACGAAGGTAGCTTGACCGAAGCCCTGACCCATGTACAGAGCAGCGTTAGGCTGCATGCCGGACATAAGTGGGTTGATTTGACCGTTGCCAGGGTAACGAGCAACTTCACGGAAGTCACTGTTCTGACGCAGGTGCATCAAGAAGGTAGGATCGCAAACACAGCGATAGAAACCGTCTTGGAAGGTAGGAGTGTTCCTCTTACGCAGGCTCTTCACCACGCGCAAAAGGTCATCCTTAACGTCGAATTTGGCTTGTTCGGCGTTGGTATAGCTAAGACTTCCAACGGCTAGATCGCCAGGGAAGTAGTAACCACCTTGGGTGTCAGAAGACTGACCCTTTGATACTGCTTTAAGGAGTTCATTGATGAACACCCGATCACGCCAACGACGATAGTCGTCGAGCAAAGTCAGGCTACCAATGGATTGGTGGAAAGTTGTGAGGCTGCCGGTATCCAGCAAAAGACGCTGGGCAGTGATCAGAGTCTCGCGAGCAATTTTGAAAGTGCTTGGCTGAGTTGGATCACTAGGGTCAGCAGGGCCGGTGTACTCCTTAAGAGTCACCTGAACCTTGTCCTTCACAATGTTGCGGCTGTTTGCAGTACCGATTGTTTGCTCGGCAGTGCGCTCGCGAGATTCTTTGGAGCCAGGGTTACCGAAGAAACGGTAACGATCAAGCTGAACCGTCTGGCCGGGTTGTTTTGCCTGAAATGCTTCGATGAGCACCGTGAGGTTCTTTATCCTCACGTAACATCAACTTAAGGACGTTGATGAGTAGACTATATCATCACCCACAGCAAGAATTATCTTCTGTTTGGGTGTTCCGCGCTCGTGTCACCTTATCGGCTTCTACAACAAATTTGTTGCGGTCAGCCTCGCTCCACTTTGACTTACCTCGATTAGTTCGAGTGTCGTAGCGAAGGTCGAACTTGTAGCTCATGGCTTTACATCCGTATGGTTTTAAAGCCTCTACGAACAAACGAGCTTGAGTGCCGTTACCACGAAGATTCCATTTATTTGGACTCTTCGTTTTCATCGGCTCTCTCGGAGTTAATGAGGCTCCGGTTAAGCTCTCGATCCAATCGGACACAAATAAAGCTGTGTCATAAGGAACGTATAAAGCCAGCTCTACAATACGCTCCCGTACATAAGGTTCTCCTGTTTGCGTGGATTGACCACGCTTGCGAAGATGAAGGTTTCCGTCGTCCATATAAAGAACGGCTAATCCCTCTAAGCCAATATCCCGTAGAAAAGAAGGTGTGAGCACCTTTATTCCTTGTGGGTATAGCTCCTTATATAAAGGAAGCAGTAGCTCTTGTTGATTAGACCACCACTGACAACCAGGAAAACTTCCTGATTGGTTTGTGCATACTCTATCCTTAACTGGCTGTTTTATTCCAAAAATTCTGTTTAAGCGTCCCACTTTCCAGCGGAGATACTCAAACTGTTTTTTGGAGTGCGTGAGCACGAGATTCGGATAAGTAACTTGATGCCTTAGACATCCGTCACCTATACAAACACCTTTAAGGAACGAGCGGTCGCTTCGAGAGAGCATTCGAGCAGTGTTAGTCGTTGAACCTTCCAACCATTTCGGGTTGGCTTGGCTGCTGATTGACCTCCCTTACGGGTCCGGCTTTCCAGCAATTCACGGAATTGTTCGACCGAGCTTTCACTCGGAAGTTCCCAGACCTTAGCAGGTCAAGAAGTCATGAACAACCACAGGTTCCGCAGCCATCTCGACGATGTATGCGGGGTGAGGACGGTAAAGTTCTGCACCAAGAATCTTCGGAAAATCGTTATCGATAAACATCGATAATCCTGAAGAAACTACAAGAGTTATATTAACCTTTTATTTTGCTGATGTAACTAAAACGTGTCGCAATCTTAGTGGTTTAACCAGCTACTTTACGGATCATATTTCTGACACCTTCACCTAACACACCGTACACAGATCCGTAGTTAGGCACGTATCTTGTCGATTTACCTCGATAGCTAGTACGAGACACAACACTCATTTGACCCGGCAAATCACTACGAATTGCTTCCGTAAACACTTGACAATATACAGGAGGACTATAAACCCACGCAGCGCGAGAACCTGATGTGTCGTTCGTTGGGTTTGTTAAAGCAGGATAACGAACGCGTTGAAAAGATCCGGGACCGCCTGTGATCCCGTTACCTACAAAAGCACCTAAATCTGAATCGTATTCGTACGGAGTATTACTGTTCGGCGTTTTAAAAGGATCATAATTTTGGTTGTCAGGAACACTAGCTCCAAACCACGTATAGGTACCAAAATCTTTTAGCCCAGGTTGAGGACCTAAAGCTGTTTGGACAGTGCGACCAGCAACGCTGTACCTACCTTGAGCCCTAAAGCCAACATAGGTGTCTAATAAACCGGAAGCGTGAGGCAGTGTATTTTCATAATTAGTCCAGTAACCAGAAATAGCAGGTGGTACTGCCCTCCACTCCGTATTCAAGTACCCACTTATGTTTGGTGGCCCCACGGGGATTAAACCAAAGTCAGCGCCTTCAAGATCTACACCAAACCATGTCTGCTGAACCCCACTAGGCAGCATGTAACCACTTGATAGTACTTTATATGTATCAGTTAAGTTTAAGTTATCCCCTGTACGCTGTGGTCCCGATTGTATTCGGTGATAAAGACTATTATCATAACGCCAGTTTGTTAAAGGAGTGTAAACCATGTTGTTTTAGCGTATAAATTAATTCTACTCCTCTACAATCTGTAAAGAAGTTATCTCTCCCAATGGTCAATGCAGAAAAATTTCTAACAATATTTTTTGAAGACCCAGAAGCTTCGATAGCCTGTTTTTCGGGTTCTTTAACGGATTCTCTCGTGCACCCACAAAAGCGATCCAAACTTGTTGTGTACCTTGTTAAAACAACTGTTGTCGGATTATTTCTAGCTACATTTATTAGTCCAGTTTTTCACGATAAATTTAAATTAACAAAAAATGAAGCCATCGCGGCCTCTTTTATCTGCGGTTATGCCGGAATTCGTATGCTTAACGCAGCTGAAAAATACTTTGAATACGAAATCCAAAAAAGATTACGTAAGCTTCAGCTAAGCTCCACGGAGCCTTCAAAATCAGACGACAGCTCAACTTGAGCTTGGGGTGCAGGAGGAAGCACAGGAGTGACAACCTCAAGGGGTTGATTAACAACAACCTCTTGAACTTCTTTTTCTAAACTTGGCTTACGACGCAAGGTTCCTAGAGCTCTCATAATTAATCAGTTGGTACTTGTACATTAGCAAAAAAAAGCTCCCCCGTTTCCGAGGGAGACAATTTCGACCATCTAACGTTACTAAGAAGCATCCATGAACAGGAGCTTGCTGCGAAGAGCTTCGGGCCCAATCTGACTGAGATAACGCCAGGCGTTCTCTGGGCTGCGATTCATCACGTCACCAAAAGTCTCCCACTGTTGTTGAGGAGCTGGTGCCTGAGTAGACCCACCGGCATTAGCAGGGGGTGCGGGCATATCGTACCTGGGCTGATAAGCCTGGGGAGCTTGTTGACCTTGTCCGGGAGAGTCAATGTCCACAGGATAGACTTCAGTGAAGAAGCGGTCAGTATAGTTGGCTAAGTGATCGGGATTGGTCAAGATAGTCTCCATAGCGTCGTGACGCAGTGCGAGATTATCCATACGACCCGCCTGATCCATCAGCATGTCCTCAAGAGCACAAGAGTACTGATTGAGAATGCCTGGAGCCTCGATACCGAAGTGGTTAACTACGGCGTGAGTTGCGGGGCTTAGACCGTGTGGGCCGCTTTGTGGGGCCGTAGAAGTCTGCGAGGAAACCTGGGTCGGTGAGACGCTGGTAGGCAAGGTCTGCGCTACCTGCTGTGCCTGGTAAGCCCAAGGTTGGACCTGTGAAGCCAGATTGCTCTGTTGAGTAACCTGCGGCTGTGCCACCTGGTAAGGCGACGGTTGAGCCTGGCTGGGGTACGGCGGGTTGATCTGCGTAAGCACCCGCTCCAGTGAACCCATCGCTGCTTCCCACGGATTGTTGGGGGAGGACGGCGACGTTAACTGGTTGTACTGGCTGTTGGTAGTAGGCCCCGTAGTCGGTATTCCCGGCGACGGCAATTGGGCTGTAGCTGCCGAAGCTACCGCCGGGGTAGGCGTTTGGGTTACCCACTGGGGGTAAGCGGTTGAGCCCTGGTCCGAGGCTACTGCCTGGGAGACCGGGCTCGGGGTCGAAGCTTGGATCTGCTGGCTCATAGCTACCCGAGTAGGTTAGTTCTTCCGCGAGATGGTCGAAAGTTCTATAGATTAGCGGAGTGATATTCAATCTCGGATCAGCTGCAAGCGGTTGGTTAGGCGCAAGCGGATGAGGAGATTGCAACATCTGTTGTAATAATACCAGAAATTGTTGCATAGCTGACTGAGTTTGTTGAACCATACGGAAAGGGAAACCCCTCAACATTTCAGCCCGCTCAGCATCAGTTTTTTCTGGAAATAAGAACTTCAACGCTTCTATACTATCAACTCCCAGCTCTTGTAGGTTACGAACAACAATAGATTTTTGGTTTACATCGTAAGCCGTATCTTCATAAACATCACCTTGATACCTATAAGTAACTGTACGATCACCATCTTCTGGTAACCCAATAACCCCACGAGGTACTTTATTCTCTGCCAGGGCCACCTTCATCACCTGATTTAGCTTCCCTTCAAACTTTACATTTGCAATTTGATACTTTTCAATTGCTTCAGGTGTTTGTTCTGTCGGAGGCTTTGGTTCTTTTAAACCCGAAGCAGCTATAAATGACTCTCGAAAAATTAATTCTTGGTGATAAATCATCATCTCAAGGAGACGATTAAATCCATACGCAAGAAATGATTTATTTTTTCTTAATGCTGTGGCCTGAGCTCGACCCATCAAACCTTTAATTTCAGTCGCAGTGGCACCGGCTGAAATTGAAATCTCATCAACACCACCTAATGCAGTACGTATCTCTTCTCTTAACAACAAAAGATATCTGCTCATGTCCCCGTTAACGGGGTCAGGTGTCATATAGCCCACACGGTCGGAAGGTTCTACGTTCGCAATAATTCGCGGAACACGCAGGCCACCACCCATCGAGGCGCCGAAAGGTTCACTTACTCTTGTCGACGGGCTATCGACTCCAGAAAAACCACTCTGACTGCTGATCGTAGGTCTAAAAGTTGACTGACTATCTGACGCTTCGACAAGATCACTACGTGGACGCGAACTAATTAGTGTTGGATTACCAAAAAATTCAATGTTCTTAGAAATGTTCCGTGCAAGTTGGTCGTGGAGAACAATTTGCTCCATAAAAGGATCAAATTCGCCTTCTCCCTCTGTTCCACTTGCATTTGGTTTGTTTAATACCTCGACAGCTGGTATAAAACCAAGCATGTTAGGCCTTTTTTTACTTGGAGTTAAAATTGCACCTGGTTCAAGCTCAAAACTTAATTCACTATCAGTTTCGACCTCACTAATCTCTTCAGCTGTAATAGAAAGTCGAACGTACCGTTTATTTTGCCCGTACGCATTACTAGGTAGACCTAAAGTACTGTTTTTAACTTTATAGCTGTAGATAATGATTACTTCTTCTACTTCACCGTTTACATCGTGATAAACGCGATATTGATTTTTGTTAAAAAAGTAAATCTGGTATTTTAACTTTGGGTCAGGGCGAAAATAAAAAAGACCAGCACCATCAATTAAGAAATTCCTGATAATCGAAGGAAATCGAATATCAATCTTATTCAGCTTTATGACGTTGTCTAAAAACTTTGAACGACTTTTATACGTATCCTGATCACAGTAGAATGTTACACCCTTCTTAATCATAAGAAGAGTCATCTGCTGTAAATGGCTTAAAACAACCATCGTGGCCGATTGGTTGCTTCGATCCTGGGTGCGTGAGGCCTCCAGGATCTCATTAAACCGTTTTCTGGTCTCAGTTGAGCTCGCAGACATTCAAGTTAAGGACAAAACGATTAAAGATTACTTCTTGGCTGCCATCTGTTTGGCCTTACGGGCTTTTGCTAAAGCCCTTTTACGTGATTCTTCTTTGCCACGGGGTTCACCACCCTTTGATTCTTTGTCCCCTTGATTTTTCTCTTGAAACTTTTTCAAGAGCTCAGCGGGCATTTTATTAGTCATCTGGAAGAAGATACTTTCTGACTCTTTCCAGTGTAACCGCTTCTAGCGGTAAATTCTCCATTGGAAACGCAGTAAGCATATGATCTTCTCGACCCAACATATCTATATTGCCGGGTACTGCTTCAAATGTCTTACAGGTCTCGACAACAGTAGGCATATCGGTCTCCCAATGTGCGTAAGATTTAAGTTTTTTAAGTCTCCTTTCAGAGTCACCCATCCAACTTAAATGCCACCCAGCATCACGGTCTCCTATTACCTTACGTGTAGTCTGACGACGAACATTTGTTATAGATCCTAATGAAGCAAGTCTTCCTGCAGTGCAGATCGTTGCACAATGCCAGTGAAAAAGCTCACCAAGGGGAGTACAGAGCTGTAAATCTGCCCTCCCGTAGTGCATGGACATATCCAAACCTAAAATTGCATCAGGATTTGCCTCAAGTTCAGTTTTTATCTGTTCAAATTTTGCTGGGTTAGGGAGTTCGTCACAGTCAGAACAAATAAAAACAGCATTTTTTGGCATTTCCGAGAGATAAACACCAAGAGCATCGCGTTGTCCACGCTCACGGACCCAATGATCCGGTTCCTCGTCAACAGGCGGAAGTTTGACGTGGATAACCTCGATCAAATCAGCGGGTAAACCTAACTCCTTAATGGTTTCGGCACAAGTAAAAGCCTTCGGCTCTCCTCTATGAGTTCGATCCGCATCTGCAATTAAAAAACCATCGACATGATCCTTTAATAAGGAAATGCGTAATTCAAGTAACTCGCGTTCGTTAAAATAAGGAAAACAATCAATTAACATTTTCAGGAAGGAGATAGGTTTTGACGCGCTCTAACTCAAATAATTTTGAGGGCAGAGCGCTTAAAGGATAAGTGGTAATTAAGTGATCGTCACGCCCAAGCATATCGAGGTTTCCCTCTTGGGGTTCAAACAGCTCACATCTGCGCTGTACGTCTGGTGTGTCCCACATATAGTACTCAGCAATAGATCTGAGTTTATTCTTTCGTCGTACACCGTCACCCATCCAACTTAGATGCCAACCAAAATCTCTTTCACCCAGATACAGATTATCTTGGCTCTCCCTCATTACGGAGAGTGTGCTGTGTTTCTTTAAAAAACCAACCGTAGAAACAAAAGCTCGTTGCCACTCATGCAGAACACCATCAGGAGTTATTAACTGCCGATCAGCGCGTCCATAGTGCATAGACATGCTAGCCCGCACTACTTGCTTTGAAGTTTCAGCTGCGGTTTTTAGCTTATCTAATTTAAGAGGATTGACTAGCTCATCACAGTCGGAGCAAATAAAGAACGTTTCGTCTGAACACATATGAAGCCCAACACCTAAAGCATCGCGCTGGGCTCGTTCACGCAACCACGGATCTGGTGCTTCCTCAATAGAAGGTAACTCAACGTGTAAGACTTGAACTTTACTGTCGTCGATACCAAGTTCTTTAAGAGTATCGACGCAGGTAAAAGGCTTTTCGTCACCTCGATGCGTTCTGTTGGCATCTGTTATCAGAAATCCGTCAACGTAATCTTCGAGAGTCCTAATACGGAGTTCTAGTAGTTCTTTCTCGTTAAAGTACGGAAAGCAATCGATAAGCATAGATCGCCTGAGCGGGTGCCACTATAGTAGCTTAGCTCTGTCCTAGATATTTAGCTGCACGACGCTTAGCTCTTGTCAAAAGATTTACATCTGCGTTTGTATTTTGATCAAATTCTGAAGAATTTGTATCGGCAGAATATCCACCGGGATTCAGAGATGGCTGTGGCTGACCTGTTAGTGACGTTTCATCTTCCGCCGACATTTCAGCAAATGCTGAATCAGCCGATTGATTGGCTCGACGCTGCGCATCAGCGGCGTTCATTTGCTCTTGATAGTTTTTTGAAAACCCAAAAGCAGCATTGTTAAAAGAGTTCATCAGTAGAAAACGATAACATTGTGAACAGTACCACTATGAATAGCTGTTATAGACATAGGTACAATTGAGTCAGCATTCAAACGCACTAATGGGATCTGCTGGCCGGGTGTATCAGTCATCTCAACTGTTAGGTAATGATCTTGACCAGCATCAGTCATAAAATAAAATCCACGAGCGGCAGAAAAACGTTTTAGCCCACTTGCAGGCACATAATGAAAACCACTTGCATAAGGTAAGGTCGAAGATTGCCCATATACAGATCCAAAAGCTCTAACGTCCATAACAACAAAAGTTTTTCTAAGTTTAACCGTATTTTTCACAAATAATTATTAAACGTCTCAAATACCACGCGCATTTTTTTAAGTCCTCAACACCGTTTTTATGCTCAGTTCTCCACAAGTACTTTAAACAGGCTCCGCGACAGTACGCTTTAAACCCTTCAACACCTAAAGCAGACTCAATGGCATCAATACACTCGACAGCACCTTGTGTGTAGTGCGATGGACTGTTGACTGGATCTTCTGAAGTTTTTAGAGGTTCCATAGAATCAAATTCATTGAATAAGAAGGCATCGGATTGGGTCACAAACTACACGCTGAACATCTGAGTTATATCTAACAAAGATAAATTTTCTGCAGACAAAACTTTACTGTATTTTGTATCTAGGTGCTCAAGCAGCCCGCAGGGGGCTATGCAGAGTTTACCTCGTTCTTTAATCAACGGCACAACACGGCGGTGCTCCTGTTCAAAAGCAAGTTTTTCAAAAGCAAGTCCCATAGAACTTCTATCAGCAATCGGCCAACAACGAAATTTCGTCAAGTTAAAACTTTTTATAGGATCGCAACTGTCAGAAACGATGTATTCATCAGCCATATCCTGATCTAGTATCATCATTCCCATATAAGGATTACCTAGAGACACAAAACAAACAAAATCATCGTAAGGCGTTATGAAAGTTTGAGCTTTATACGGTCTTTCGCCCCACACGGATTTTGTAGGTCCGTTTAACTCCCATCTTCGGTAGTTATCAAAGGGTATGGATCGTTCATTAAAACGCTCAAATCGACAAAAACCAGGTTCTAGGTTTAACTCCTTTAACTTATCTTTCCAGGATATCCAATAGTCAAAATGTTTATGCGTGAAAAGCATATCATTTTCTGTATATACATAAAAATCATGCGTTTTTGCTTGAACGGCTTGTATCAAAAGAGGTTTGTGCGCCCAAGTTAAACTAAAACCTGTG